TTCAGGCTGTCGGCGTCCTTCTTCCGCAGCTCGGCGGCGCGCTCCTCGTCCTCAGGGCTGGGCCGCTTCAGGATCGGGATCGCCGCGCCGGGGAAGTTCCACTCGGTCAGCCAGCGAGCCGGGCCTTGCTGGAAGCTCTCGCACAGCTCCTCGACGTCGGCGTCCGTGACCTCTTCCTTGACATCCTGGTGCACCTTGCCCTGGGCGAGCGAGGAGCCGTCGTCCGTGGTCATGGTCTGGCCGATGACGATCTTGGAGACCTCGGCGTTCATTTGCCGAAGGAAGGTGGCCTGGTCGACCGTGCCGCGGGTCGCCTCGAGCAGCTCGAGCACGGTGCCCTCGGGCTTCACCACGGCGCCGTCGATGCGGATGGCGATGGCCGCGGCCAGCAGCTTCTGGATGGTGTCCGCGTCGCTCCCGGCCGGATAGGTGCCGACGGCCGTGGGCGCGCCGAACTTCTCCAGGGCGCGCAGCCAGAACGCCAGGCCCTGCTTCTTGAAGTAGACCGGCCAGTAGAGCTGGTGCGCCAGGCCGAGGCCGTAGGGCTCGTCGTCATTGTCGGCCCCGGACGACATGATCCAGAACTTGCGCTCGGGCAGCTGCTCGCCCTGGAAGGTGTTCGTCCGGGTCAGCAGCCTCAGCTCGCCGGCGTCGGTGAACCGGAAGCGCCAAGGCGTGCGCACCTTCACCTGGTCCAGCCACACCCGGTTGTCCCGGATCGACCACATGCACTCGCCGACGCTGAAGCCGTAGAAGAAGCCCCAGCTCATGCCCTTGGTCGCCCGGTCGAAGGCGATGTCGTCCAGGTTGGCCTGCAGCTGCTCGGCCGCGGCCTTGCTGATCACATCGTCCCGGCCCGGCTCGACCACCAGCGGCCGGCCGACGATAGCCAGGCGGCGCTGCTGGAAGGTGGCGTGCACCTGGCCGTCGCGGCGGATCTCGCGATAGGCCTCCCAGCGCTGGCCCAGGCTGGCCAGCACCGTGTCCTGCGGGTGTATCAGCGGGCCGAAGAACGGCCGGGTGATGTCGCGCCCGTCGCGGGAGGTGGCGATCTCGGTGAGATCGGGCGAGCCTGCGCCGTCGGCGAAGCCGGTCATGTCAGTACCCTGAAAGCTGGATCTCGGAGGCCGCGACGCCGAAGCCGCGGTCGTCGACGGTGGCGACGCCGGTCACGCCGGTGGGCCCCGCGGAATGGAAGTCGACTTCGCCCACACCCTGGCGCAGGGCGAAGCCCGCCATTACCAGCGCGACCGCCGCGTCGGCGTGGCGCTTGGACTTGCCGCCGGCCGCCGCCGAGGCGTCCTCGCCCTTGGCGGTGTTGCGGGACTGGGGGATCGCGGGCACGCCGTTGACGACCCGGACCGCACGCAGGTCGCCGGCCACGTCGGCGTCGCGCGGGATGGCGATGCGGCCGTCCTCGAACCGGCTCTTGATGGGCGGGCCGTGCTCGCGCCACCAGCCTTCGTTGGTCCGGATCGCGGTGACCCGGCTCTCCCCGAAGGCCTGGACCAGGCGCTCCGCCAGGTAGTGGCCGTTGCCGTTGGCGTCGATGCCGCAGCGCCAGCGCCGGAGCCGGCGCAGCACGTACTTCGCCACGAACTCCTGCTCGCGGAACGGGACGTTGCGCATCTCCACCATGAACGGCGTCCGCCAACGGCGGTCCTGCAGCTCCTCCAGGAGCCAGATGACCGACAGGTCGGAGGTGCGCGCGAAGTCGATGCCGGCGCCGTGCGCGCCGCGGACGTTCATGGCGGCGATCGCCGGCAGCACCTTGGCCTCGCACCACTCGGCGACGGCGGCTTCGCGGAGGTGGTCGGGCCAGAGCGCGAAGCCGTCATCGAACGCCAGGCGCAGCACCGTGGGCTCGGGATCCTCGGCCCGCTCGATCTGGTCGTACGACAGCCAGGCCCCGCCGGACCGCGACGGGATGCAGTCCAGCTCCTGGGCCGCGCCGGCGCCGTACATGCCGCGGATCTTCTTCTCGAAGGCGAGCTTGCCCTCGGGCGTCGGTGTCTCGCGTTTCACCAGGCAGATGCGCTCGTACAGGCCCGCAGCCATAGCGTCGGCGAAGGTGATGGTGATCACCCGGCCTAGGCGGTCGCCGGCGCGGATCTTCTGGATCTCCTGGTTGAAGGTGTTCTCGACGCCGTAGTGGGTGGAGATCACCGTCACGTCGCCGCCCCAGATGGCCAGCGCCATCGCGGCGTCCAGCAGGGCGGCCAGGTCCATCACGAAGGCCGCCTCGTCGACGATGACGTCGCCCTGCTTACCGCGGAGGGACCGTGGCGCGGAGCTGAGCGCCTGGATCCGGAAGCCGGAAGCGAACTCGATCGAGAACGCCTTGATGAAGCGGGTGTCCCCGTGGTCGTCGGCGTCCTCGAACAGGAACTCGCTGACGTTGCTGGCCGCCATGCCGAAGGCCTTGGCCCACATGGCCGCCGCGTCGATGAACTCCTTGGTCATGTCGAGCGCGTAGCCGATGTAGAACTGGTTGCGGCCGCCGGCGCTGCGGCTGCGCGCCGCCCGCAGGGTCGCGGTCGAGGCCACCCCCCAGGTCAGGCCGATCCGGCGGCTCTTCTCCACGAAGATGAGGCCCGGCTCCTGCCGGGCCACGTGGAAGTCCTGCTGGTAGGACAGGAGCAGCATGCCGCGCGGCATCTGCTCCATCTCCGGCGGGAGCTCCGTTCCCTCATGCGCCGGGAACAGCTCAGTGGGCGGCTCGCTCATCTCTGCCGCCATTCGTGCCAGATGATCACAAGTGCGAAGCCGATCGGGATGAGGATCGCCTGGCTCACGTGTCGACCCCCAGGATCGCCCGCTCGATCTGCTTGACCTTCTCCTCGCTGAGCCCGGCGGCCTTGGCTTCCTTGCCGGCGGTGGCGGCGGCCTCCTTGCGCGCCTGCTCGGCGATCCGGGCCGCGCGGTCGGCGTCGGTCTTCTGCGCCCCGGCGGCGGACTGGATGGCGCGGGCGAAGAACATCAGGCTCTCCGGATCCAGGCTCGCGCCCTCGTCCAGGTTGCCCAGCATGTCGAAGGCCAGGCTCTGGAAGGCCTGCAGCAGCACCTGCATGCCCTTGCCCTCGGCCAGCTGCGGGCCGACCTCGCGCGCGAAGGCGTCGGCGAAGGCCTGGCTGCGCTTCATCCGCTCGCCGAGCGCGGCGAACTTCTGGGCGTGGCGGTGGACGGCGGAGCGGCTGGGCTTGGCCGTGGCGCCGTTGAACTCCAGCAGGCTCTCGAGGCGGGTCATCACCTCGTCGAGCGGGATCCGGCCGCCGTTGAACTCGACGAGCCATTCCTCGAGCTGCTTTCGAGCGCCCTCCGGGAGCCGCTCGACCGTGCTGCGCTTGGCCATGGCTCAGCCCCGCGGCGAGGGGCGCTGGACGCCGGGCACCACGGCGCGGCCGGCGGCCACGTCGAGGCCGCGGTCGGTCAGGGTGGCCACCACCAGGTTGGCGGCCTCCGTGGTGGTCAGGAGGTTCTGCTCGGCCAGCCAGGCCAGCTCCACCTTCACCTGGTCGCGGGTGGCGGTCAGGCCCAGCTCGTCCAGCGCCGAGTGCAGGATCGAGCTGTTGGCGCGGAACGCCGGCGCCGCCTCGAGCACGCGCAGGATGGCGATGCGGACGTGCTTGGCGAAGTGTTCGGCGTAGCTCATCCGCGCACCCCCAGGCCGCGCTCGAGGTGATAGCCCTCCAGTCGCTGGATCCCGCCCAGCGCCTGGTCGATCTTGGAGTCCACGACGCGCACGCTGCCGGCCACGCGCTCCAGGTCGGCCTTGGTGGGCAGCTGGTCGACTTCGTGTTCGATGGCGCTCACCCGGCCTTCCAGGACGGTGCTGCGGTTCACCTCGAGGTCGATCCGGTCCTCCAGGACCTTGTCTCGCGCGAGCGACTTCTCCTCAGCGGCCTTGACCGCGTTGGCGGAGACCTGGCGCATCGACCAGCAGGCCCAGACGGCCAGGCTCTGCAGGCCGACGACCAGGACCGGCCAATACTCGAGAAGCTGTTTCATTGGGCGCCTGAATGGGTTCGAAGGCGCCGCTCGAACGCCTCCTGGCAGAAGAGGCAGCGGCGCGCGCCCGGCAGGGCCTTGCGGCGCTCCGCGTCGATGAGATCCGAGCAGTCGTCACACAGGCCGAAGGCGGCCGGCGTCGCCAGCTCCTCGGCGCCCGCGCGGACGGCCCGCAGGGCGAGCTCGCGCCGGAACTGCTCATGGCGTTGGGCCAGGTCGAGGACGTCGCTCATGAGCCCCAGCCCTTGCCGCCGCCGAGGCGCACGGCGCGGTACATGATCTCGCGTCGCCAGGCCGGGACCGGCGGCTCCACCACCTTCATGGCCTCGCGGAAGATCGCGTCGGCTTCGGCGCGGAGGTAGACGGGCGCTGTGAAGCTTTCCCGGAACGGCCCGGTGATCCAGCGCCGCGGCTCCTCGCCTGGCGCGCCCCACTTGCCGGTCCCCTTCGTGGCGTAGAGGAAGTCGTGGATGATCGCCGGCCGCGCCCAAGGCCCGAGTGGCGGGAAGAGGTCCCAAAGCCCCCAAGGGATCGAGGCGAAGTCGGTCTCGAAACCCGCCGGGACGGTGATCACCTCCAGGCTGTCGGAGTAGCCCACGTGGTACTCGAGCGGCTCCAGCAGGCGGACACAGGCGCGGCCGCCCCGGCTCTCGCCGGCCTCCTCGACCCGGAAGGCGCCCGTGATCCGTGCAGTCATTGCGCGGCAGGATCCGCGGGCTTCAGCGCTGCCTTTACCGCGTCGGCCACCATGCCGCGGATCTGCTCTGCCGACAGCGCCTGCGGCGCCGGGGTCGCCGGCGGGCAGTCGATGGTGAAGGCGAACGGCCACATATAGGTCCGGTGGCACGTCTCGATGTGGCGGTTGGCTTCTCTGAGCACTGCCAGGCTGTCCACTCCGGCCGCGCTCGCCCGGGGCTTTTCGAGCCCGGTAGGCGTGACGCAGCCGGCGAGCGCGATCGCGGCGGCCACGAGCAGCGCGCCAAGTCCGAGGCGCTTCATGATGATGTCTCCGTAGATGTCGAAGAGGGCGAGCACGATCAGCAGCAAGCCAAGCGCGAGGATGGAGAGGAGCGCCCGGGCGTCGCCGGGAAAGGCGCGGAGCTTGGCCGGGGTCACGGGTAGATCTCCCGGAAGCGGCCACACCAGGCGATGCGCTCGTCCAGGCCGGCGAGCGCCGGGTTGATCAGCTGGGTGACGCCGCGCACGTCGTCGGCGTCGGCGGCGCGGTTGACCGCCTTCCAGCTCCAGTAGCCCGCCGCGGCCATGGCGGCGGCGTCGGGCTGCTCCAGCAGCTCGGGGTGCACGTCCAGCGGCATGCCCGTGATGCGGCCGAGCTCGCGGTAGTTGTCGCGGAAGGTGACCTGCAGGAAGCCCCGGCCCCGGTAGTTCCAGCCGTCGAACGAGCGCATGTCGCCGTTCCCATGGCGGCCGGCGTAGACCGTGTTGGCGATCGCCTGCGGACCGGCGGCGATCAGGCCGCGGGCGTGGTGGACGTCGCGCACGGCCGAGAACAGGGCGTCCAGCCGCGCCGGGTCGCGGTAGTTGAGGTTCTCGGTCAGCCGGGTGAAGCCGTGGGTCTCATGCGCGCACTGGGCGAGAAAGTGGCGCACCCGACGGGGGGTGTTCAGCTCGGCCAGCGGCCGGGCGCCTTCCAGGGCGCGGGCGTAGAGGAACGCCTCGGTGTCCCGCAGCAGCGGGGCGACGGCCATCAGTCGTCCGGCCGTGATCTCGCACGGTTCCGATCGGCGGCGCGGAACTGAAATGGCGACTGACGGGTTCACCGGATGGCTCGCAAGAAACCCGGCTTGCGCCGGGCGATGACTTGCGACCACAGTGGCTCAGCTTCGCGGGGCCATAGCCCCTGACAGCTGTCAGTCCTCGGGCTCGTCCAGGCTGTCGAACAGCGGCGTTTCGCCTCGCAGCTTCGCCTTCGCCCGCCAGGCCGTCCGCTCGTGGATGTCGCAGGCCAGCGCCGCGTCCCGCGCCGAGGCGTGCTTCGCCATCATCTCCGCCGCGGCCGCCCGCCGCCCCTTCTGGCCGCGGACGTTGGCCATGGGCACCATCATCTTGCCGCGCGCCAGGCGCTTGACCAGCTCGGCGGCCGCGGCCTTGCCGACGATCGCCACCAGGGCCGAGCCGTCGGCGTCCGAGATCTTGATCTCCGTGCCGCCATGCCGGCGGGCGAGCTCGAGCGCGTTGGCGACGCCGGCGACCTCGGCCACGTCCTTCAGGATCCCCGGCAGGCTCACTTCGGTTGTCCCTGGATCCGCTGCAGGGCGATCTCGGCGGCCAGGGCCTGCAGCGTGGCGTCCTGGAGCCGTTGGCGGCGGTTCTGGACCTCCCCATGCGGCGCGCAACGGGCCTTCCGCAGCGCCGCGGCCCGGGCCTCCTCGGCCTCGGCCACGCGCTGGGCGGCGTCCGCCTCGTCGCGCCAGGTGAAGAGGTCCTGGGCGCTCATTCCGTGGAAGCCTCGAACGTCGCGATCAGCTCAGCGTCGACCTCCGCCACGAGCTGCGCAGCGGTCGCCAGGCGCCGCGCCTGGTCTTCGAAACCAGCGCGCTTCAGGCGCAAAGCCGTCTTCGCCAGCGCTTTGACGACGCGCGCCATCCGCCATGCGTCCTGAGCGCCGATGACGGGGCTGCGGCTCATTCCTTGCGCGCCTCGCGGATCCGCTTGCCGTTCTCGATCGCCAGCTGCTCGATCTGGCGCTCCGTCAGGCCGCTGAGTCGGAAGGGCTCGACGCCCAGCAGCTCGGCCTGGCGCTGCACCAAGCGGCGCTTCAGCGAGAGTACCTCCTGGCCCTTGGTGACGCCGGCCAGGTCCTGTGGCCAGCCTGCGCGCTCGGCCATCCCCTTCAGCGCCTCGATGAGCCGATAGGCGATTGCCGCATCCGCCCATTGCAAGCGGTCCACGCCGAGCTGGCGCTTTGCGAACGCCTCCAGGGCGCGCTCGTCGCCGCTGCGCACCGCGCCCAGGTTCCACAGCGACTTCCACATGGCCCGCGCCTTGAGGGCGAGCGGCGTCATCGCAGGTTTCGGCCGAGCCGGGCTGGCGGCGGCCGCGCGGTCGCGAGTGATCTGGCCGAAGTCCGGCTTCCATCCGAGGCGGCGGAACTCGTTCAGCACGGAGACGAGCTGGGCGTCGCTGCAATCGGCCGCGGAGCGGTGGCCAGTGACACGCTCGAGCACGTCTCGGCGCGCGTCATCGTCAAGGCGCAGGTCCTTCGCCGCCAGGTGCACCTTGGCGAGCATGGCGCGCCGGCCGGGGCTGGCCTGCTGGGAGGCGATGGCCATCAGCCTGGCTCTCCGGGCTTGCCGCCCAGCTGCCGCTGCTGCTTCAGCCGGTAGTGGTGGGCGCGCTGGGCGGTGATCGCCACGTTGGTCATCACCAAGGTCACCGGGACCGCGAGCAGCTCGTCGGCGCAGAATTCGCCGATCGCCTGGCCGAAGCAGACGAGCACGTCGTCGATCGCGGCGCCGGCGTGGCGGGCGCGACCGATTGCCATGTGCAGGTCGCCGATAAGGTTCATCAGCCGCTCGGCGTCGGCCTCGTCCCACTTGGGTTCGTCAGGGCTCATGGGCGACGGGCTCCGGCCGGGTGATGAAGGACTGCTCGAGGCGCTCCTCGACGTTCCACCAGACGCCCTCGGCGTCCTTCCGGAGCCGGGAGACGAGCTTCACGCGAGCGCCGCTGGGCTTGGTGAAGACCGCCTCGACGCGCATGCGGCTGCGGCGGGCGTTGACGATCGACTTCATGACCACGGGCGGCGTCCAGCCCTCGCCGACCAGGTCGAAGAACTCCAGGAACCCGGCCTGCCACGGGATGGTGCGGGTGGATTGGCCAGTCATCAGAGCGGCCTCGCGTCGTGCTTCACGCCGTCCAGCGTGCAGGGATCGCGCTCCTTGCCAGCCCGATAGCTGGCCTCCTGGCCCCACGTGACGAACAGCGGCCGATGCGGGAGCGTCGGAAGGTCTCGGGCGCCTACCCACTCGCCCCACTGTTTGAAGTGGAAAGGCACCTCCTCGTCGGCACAGAGGTCGCGCAGATCCCGATACCAGTCCGGGTTCGCCGGCCGCGCCGGATGCGCCCCCTGATCGGTCTCGCCACCGGTGATGACCCACCCGAGCCAGTTGACCCCGGTCTCGTGGTGCAGGAAAGGCCGGCCGACATACAGCGCTGCGATGTCGGCCACACCCTCCAGCAGCGGCTCGAAGGAGGCGAAGAAGAACGCAGGCTGTTCCGGCCACGCTCGGTTCAACAGCAGGCGCAGGTTCTGCTCTGTACGCTTACGGTCCTCGCAAGTGACGCCTGCTGCCGCGTTTGGCGGCCACCCGCCGGCCTCCGCGGTCATCTTCTCGATGTTGCCAGGGCGCTTCGTCAGCAGAAGCCAAGTCAAGTTGGGTGTCTCTCGGATCAGGTCGAAGAGGTCCCGTCGCCACTCTGGAGGTACGGCGTTGTCGAATACGTCGGCGAGGGAGGCACAGAAGACGAAGGTCTGGCCCGGCGCTGCGGCCGCTTGCCGGTTCCACTTCCGAGGCTGACGCCAGTCCTTGGTTCGGCTGCGGGTGCCGTCACCCTTGCCAGGTCCACCCCACTCAGCCCGGGCGAAGCGGCCTCCCTCGCCACCCATGAGCGCGGCGGCATAGCAGCCGTCGCAAGCCGGCGAGATCCGCGTGCAGCCGATCCAGGGGTTGAAGGTGTGGTCGGTCCACGAGATTGCGGAGTTCTCGGCCATCAGTCGGGATCCCGGTCGTAGTTGAAGACGGTGATGACCTCGCCGTGGCGGGCGAGGAGGGGGACGCGGTGCACCGGCACGTCGATGAAGACGCCGGCGTCTCCCGGCTGCAGGTCGATGTGCGGGAAGGCGCCGGCCACCAGGGCCGCCCGGATCTCCTCGCGGAAGCGCTCCACGTCGACGCCGCACACGCGCTCGACCCAGCGCAGGACGGCGTGGTCGCTCACGTCGATCTCGGCGGCGGCGAGGTGGATGCAGGGCATCAGGCATGCCCCTCGAGCTGGGCCAGCTCTGCCTTCAGGCGGGCGAGCTGGCGCTCGGTGGACGCGATCTCGCGACCGATCCGGGCGCGCCGCCACAGCCGCTCGTCGTAAGGCGGCAGGCGCGGCGGCAGGCCGAGACCATCCAGCAGCCGCGCCACCTTGCGCCGCTCCTCGGCCGAGGCGCCATAGCGGCGCTCGGCGGTCGCCACCTGCTGGGCGAGGCAGCTGATGCCGCGGCCGTTCATTTCCCGCGACAGCCGGCGCCAGGACAGCTGCGGCAGCAGGCGACGGGCGAGCAGCAGGGCGCGTTGCCGGGGCCAGTTCTCCTCGGTGTTGCCGACGGCAGATGGGCCGCGCAGCTCGGCCACCGTCGCGCCCTCGGCGGCCGCGACGGCCTCAAGGATCCGAGCGAAGGTCAGCTGCTCGCGCATCACGCCACCCGCGCCCGGGCGAACCCCGCCCGCTCGAAGGCGATGTCCAGCTGGGCCGCGCGGCGCTCGGCCCCGCGCAGACCCTGGCGCGCCTCGCTGAAGGCCAGCCACTCGGCCGGCGTCACGACGGCGTTGCGGCCGAAGTCGCGGAACCGGCGGCCGATGTCGACGATGAGCTCCCGCTCGAACTCCGACGTCGCCTCCGGATGGTCGAGCATCAGCACCACGGCCTCGGCGATCGCGGCCACCTGGGCGTCGGTGAGCGTGCTCATGCCGCGCCGCCCAGCTGGACCTCGAACGGCTCGATGACGAAGTCCTCGCCTTCCGAGCCGATCTTCACGCCCGGCACCTGGCGGGCGGTGTCCGGGTCGGCGAGCATCGCCTCCTTGTCGATCTCTTCCTTGGTGCGCACGAAGCGGCCGCCGAAGTTGGACTTCAGCAGCGCGATCACGGCGGCCACGCCGCGGATCGAGACGCTCGGCGGACGGGCGCGCCAACGCACCTCGCCGGTGGCGAAGATCACGGTCTTGGTCTTGCCGGCGTTGGTGAGCTCGCCGCGGTTGGCTTCGCAGAAGAGCTGGACCAGGCCGCGGTCGGCGGCGATCGCGTCCTGCAGCGGCTTGGCCCGTTCCTCGGCGGCGGCCTTCAGGCGGCTGACCTCGTCGTTTAGGTCGGCCTCGATGCGGGTGAGCTCGCGCTGGTTGGCGCCGATCCGCTCGACGGCGGCCTCGGCCTCCTGGCGGCTCTGGGCGGCGGGGGTGGCGATGGTCTTCAGGGCAGGTCTGGCCATGGGGCTCTCGGGTTCAGGTTGGGGATCAGGGGCGAAGCTTGACGCGGAGGGCGTCGATGCTGAGGAGCTGGCCGTCGAGCCAGCCGACCGTCTGGCGCGAGATCTCGCGCAGGCCGGTGGGCAGCGGCTCCAGCTCGGCGCAGGACCCCAGCGCCTGGGCCGCCCGCACCAGGTCGGCGTAGGCCTGGGCGAAGGCGTCCAGGGCGACGGCGCGGGCCTCAGCGTTGAGCCGCTCGGCGCGCTGGGCCAGCGCCTCCGGGCTGGGGGCCGGGAAGGCGGCGAGGCTCATGCTGCGCGCGCCCGACGGGTCAGGAACCAGCGCATCTGGCGGCGATCGCAGGGCGGCGGCGGGTCGAGGGCGTCGACCAGGCCGGCGTGCGCCAGCCGGGTCAGGGCCTGCTCGACTTCGACAAGCGGCCGCCCCAGCCGAGCGGCCA